GAAAAACGAGACATCCGTAGAACAAAAGCAATCACTAGAATACTACGGACAATTGCTAAACAGTGGCCGGGAGATGTTGGACCAAACCTAGATCCTTTGGATATTGATGAAATAGAAGAAACGATCCCAATACAGTGGATTCGTAGATAACAATAAGTAGTTTAATGCCCGTGAAAGTGCCAGGTCTTGAAAAATGGGTTCATCAGCCTTTCTCCTTTCAAGAAGCTCCTTTGGGGCTACAAGACCTGGCACTCTCACGGGCATTAAATCGGAAAAGGAGACAAGATGTCTTTAAAGATCAAATGGATTGGATCGCCGCACTACTACAAGAAGAACGTGTTCCCGAAGAAGCACATCACCCTGCACTGGATGGTTGGCTTCCTCGCAGGCACAGACGTTGTTTTCCAGCGGGACGGATACGGCTCTTCACAATACGGAATCGAAGACGACGTTATTCACCAGTACGTGAAAGAGAAAGACTACGCGTGGGCAGACGCGAACACGTACAGCAACACGAACGGTATCAGCATTGAGCACGCTGGCGGGTACGTTCGGAACGGCAAGCGCGTCAAGCCCTCCGCTGCCACCCATGAGACCTCGGCACAACTCGTTGCTGATATTGCTAAACGNCACAAGCTGGGTCGGCTCGCCGTCGGGAACAACATGTACCGCCACTCGGACTGGATTGCGACCATGTGTCCCGGCACACTCGACGTGGAGTGGATTGCGCGACGTGCCAACGAAATTGCGAAGCTCCCGATCAAGGTTCGAAGCGGNTCGAAGATTAACGCCAAGCANGCCCTTCAGTTGCAGGGCTGGCTGGCACGTTCCTACGGCTCGAAGGCGTACTGGATGGACCTCCAGACGTGGGGCATTCGTGACGGCTTCTACCCCGGCGTCCACGACGGCATCCCCGGACCACTCACGTTCGCGTCTGAGTTGAAGACGTGGAAGAAATACCTTAAGCCGAAGCCAACACCAGAACCACAGGTTTCGTACACGCGACTACCCAAACCGCTCGACCTGATCGCCACAGAGGGCACCGAGCTACAGGGCGTGAAGACCGGCAAGGTGGTAAAGAGCTACGGTGCGGGGTTCCGCTTTGATGCTGTCGGGCTGGCTACGTTCGAGGGCAAGGTCTACTACATGACCGAGTACTCGTTCGGCGACGCGGATGAGACGGGAGAGCCTTTCGCGCCAAACGGGTTCCCCGACCTGACGGCGGAGACGTGGGTAGAACCAGAGCCTGAGCCTGAGCCAGAGCCCGAACCTGAGCCCACACCAGAGCCTGAGCCTGAGCCCGAACCAGAGCCTGAGCCCGAACCAGAGCCAGAACCAGAACCCGAACCAGAACCAGAACCTGAGCCAGAACCTGAGCCAGAGCCAGATCTACCTCCGGTGAATGAACCAACCCCACCCTGGTTCATCCAGTTTATTACACTAGTTATTGAGACACTTAAAACATGGCTTCTTAATAAGTAAGCATGTAGGGCCTCTCTTCTGGGGCATCAGACGTTAAAACAGGTTCATCAGCCTACGTCCTTTCAAGTAGCAAACAAAATTGCTAAACATCTGATGCCCCAGCAGAGAGGCCCTACATGTCCTAACCACCTTATATTTATCGACATCGCAGTGGAGGTGATTACCATAGCTCCTTCACAAAGGACACCCAACGCAGAACCAAAAAAGCGTCGCCCAGCCACAACAGCCGAGGCACGTGAAAACCAAATGATATCTCGTGCGGTAGATTTGGCGGAGAAGCAGCTCATAAAAGGCACAGCATCGTCGCAGGTAATCACCCATTTTCTAAAGCTCGCAACTGTTCGAGAAGGGCTTGAGCGTAAGAAACTTGAGCGTGAAAACGAGTTGCTCGCAGCTAAGGTCGAATCGATCGCCTCGGGCGCGCGCGTAGAAGAACTATACAGCGACGCTATTACAGCGATGCGAGGGTATGTTGGAGGAGACATTGAGGAAGACGACTGATCGATCATATTACGAACTGAGAAAACTCAGAACTTTTGAAGAACGATTCGAGTATCTCAAACTTCGAGGCTCGGTCGGAAGCTCGACCTTTGGGTTCGATCGCTACATGAATCAGCGATTCTACGCATCTAGACAATGGAAACATATTCGCGATGCAGCAATAGCTAGAGATGAAGGTCTTGACTTGGGCATGGAAGGCTATGAGATATTTGACAAAGTCATAGTACACCACATGAACCCTATGACTATCGAAGATCTTGACAAAGGTCGAGAATCTGTATTAGATCTTGATGAGCTCGTTTGTACCACTCATCAAACACACAACGCAATCCATTATGGAGACGCCTCGTTGCTTAGACAACCTTTTGTCGAGAGACGCCCTGGCGATACCCAACTATGGTGATTAGAGAAAGAGGCAGAGATGGCTATAATTATGGATAGTATCTTGAACACTACTAAAAAAGTTCTAGGCATGGACGAAAGCTACGAAGCCTTTGATACCGACATCGTTATGCATATTAACTCTGTGTTCTCAATACTTCACCAGCTTGGAGTAGGACCCGTCGTTGGTTTCTCTATCGAAGATGCTACCGACATTTGGGAAGACTATATTCTCGACGTCGACAACATTAACTCGGTTAAGTCGTACATGTATCTGAAGGTCCGACTCATGTTTGACCCCCCGGCAACCTCCTTTGCTATCACAGCCATGGAGAACCAAGCAAAAGAATTCGAATGGCGACTGTATGTTCAAGTCGACCCACCCCCGGAAGGAGATTAACCATGAATGATGAAAAACTAGCCAATGATATTCTGAAACACTACGGTGTCATGGGTATGAAATGGGGTGTCACAAGATCTAAAGCAGAGCTTGGAAATTCCCGCGCCATAAAGAAGCTANCACGAGCAGATGCAAGCTGGGAAAAAGAGATTAACACAACTAAAGGGTTTATAAAGATAAATAACGCAATGGCTGATCGTCTTAACGGACCAAGCGGCGCAATCGCCAAGTTTAACGACGAACACGCAGACCCCTCGGTTGATTATACGAAACCCTCGCCCGAGCGTGAAAAATACCACGCCGAGTTTCAAAAAGTTTCTGAAAAAGCATTTAAAGAAGCGCTAAACGCGGTGTATGGAGAAAGCCCCTCTGGTAAGAAGACAACTTCGGTACAGCTTAGTTCCGAAACAAACGAGCCATACATAACCATCGAGGACGTCGATGTAAAGCATGAAGATTCTGCTCGCTTAGTAATACGCTTACGCACTAACAACAAAGGCCATATTTTGAGTGCTAAGAAACTAAAGCAGGGGGAAATTAGTCATTCAGACCTGAAACACTACGGCATCCTTGGTATGAGATGGGGTGTGCGTAAAGGGCCCGAAGGTCGAGTCACCGTATCTAAGAAAGCAAAAGCCAGGAAGACTAGACGCGCAAACTCACAAGATTATGACACATCCAGGACACTCAATAAAACCCCAAATAAGACGCTTAGCAATCAAGACATCGAATCGATCAACAAGCGGTTCCAGCTTGAGAAGAAGAACCACGACCTAACCAAGGGCACAACCACTATCGGTAAGGGGGCACTGATCGCTGGAGGACTTATCGCCACTGCCGCTGTAGCCAACAATCTATATTCCATAGCAAAGAGCCCCGTAGTAAGAGATGGCGCTAAAATGGTTGCAAGGCTTCTTATCAAGAAATAGAAAGGAGGGTTGGCAATGACGCTATCAAACACAGCCACGCCGGTATATTACGGCATGTTCAGAGACGCGGTCATTAGAGGAGACATCCCTGTATGTCGGGAAATAGCTCTAGAGATGAATCGCGTTGACGATCTCATTGCCAATCCAAACTTCTACTACGACGACCGAGCAACTGACGGATTCATCCGTTACTGCGAAAAGGAATTGACACTAACGGATGGCAGTAACTTCCACATGCTCGAGACCTTTAAGATTTGGGCTGAGCAGATCTTCTCATGGTTCTACTATGTAGAGAGAAGTGTGTACGAGCCATCGATTGACAATCACGGTGGACGATACGTAAACAAGACAGTCAAGAAGCGTTTGGTTGTTAAGCAGTATCTAATCGTTGCACGAGGTTCAGCTAAGTCAATGTATGAGGAATGTCTTCAAGCATACTTCCTAAACGTTGACACTTCAACTACTCACCAGATCACCACCGCTCCAACAATGAAGCAAGCCGAAGAAGTCATGGCGCCTTTCCGTACCGCAATCACTCGCGCGAGAGGCCCACTGTTTAAGTTCCTAACCGAAGGCTCTTTGCAGAACACGACCGGCTCTAGAGCTAATCGCGTCAAGCTTGCGTCGACAAAGAAGGGTATCGAGAACTTCCTAACGGGATCTATGCTTGAGATTCGTCCGATGTCGATAAACAAGCTCCAGGGACTGCGTCCGAAGATCTCAACAATCGACGAATGGTTGTCCGGAGATGTTCGAGAAGACATCGTTGGTGCAGTCGAGCAGGGAGCGTCCAAACTGGATGACTACTTGATCGTTGCAACGAGCTCGGAAGGAACTGTTCGAAACGGCAGCGGTGACACAATCAAAATGGAACTAGCCAGCATTCTAAAAGGCGACTTCTATGCACCACACGTTTCTATATTCCACTACAAACTGGACAGCGTGGACGAAGTTGCAGATCCAGCGATGTGGCTTAAAGCGGCCCCCAACCTTGGCAAAACAGTAACCTATGAAACCTATCATTTGGACGTCGAACGTGCAGAGAAAGCTCCCGCTTCTCGTAATGATATTCTTGCTAAAAGATTTGGTCTCCCTATGGAGGGCTACACATATTTCTTCACTTACGAAGAGACCCTCCCCCATCGCAGAGCTGAATTCTGGAAGATGCCCTGCTCTATGGGTGCTGACCTTTCGCAAGGTGATGACTTCTGTGCATTTACGTTCTTGTTCCCGCTTACCAATGGGGAATTCGGCGTAAAGACACGAAGTTACATCTCATCACTAACCATGATGAAGCTCCCTGGAGCTATGAGAATGAAGTACGAGGAATTCTTAAAAGAAGGAAGCCTCCACGTGCTTGAGGGGCAAATTCTCGACATGATGGATGTGTACGACGATCTTGACAAAATGATTCTTGATTCTGAGTATGACGTTAGAAGCTTTGGTTTCGACCCATACAACGCTAAGGAGTTTGTTAGTCGATGGGAGCAAGAGAATGGCCCTTATGGGATTGAGAAAGTAATTCAGGGTGCTAGAACAGAATCTGTACCTTTAGGAGAGCTCAAACATCTAAGTGGTGAGCGAATGCTCATCTTTGATCAAGCGCTAATGCAGTTTGCTATGGGCAACTCAGTAACGCTTGAAGACACAAACGGAAACCGTAAGCTCCTTAAGAAACGACAGGATCAGAAGATCGACAATGTCGCCGCACTCATGGACGCCTGGGTGGCCTATAAACTGAACAAAGAAGCATTCGAGTAAGGAAACCAAATGGATAATGAAGAGATGGAAGACCGTGTAAGGAATGGTGAAGAACTCGTTCACTACGGCATCCTAGGTATGAAATGGGGTGT